ATGAAGAACAATCACTCTAAAACAATTAAATTAACTTATGGACAAACACTTTGGCAAATAGTATTTGCTGAATGTGAACCAGCAGAACAAAATTATACAGGACACTATCAAAACAGTGAAGGTATTGTTGAAGACAGAACAGAGGAGAAAGCAATGGAAGGCTTGAGTAAACTCTTTGGATAAATTATTACCAGATCAACATTGGACATGCCCAGGATGTGGAAATTATAATTGGAAGACTCAAGTATATTGTGATTGTGGCAATGGTTGGAGAGATGAACATGATTGTGGGACTGAAATTATAGCCGCTCAAGCAGTTAAGTTTGACAACGGCAAAGCACGTATGGATTTATTGCCTCCGGCAGCCCTCCGTGGTATTGCAGATGTCTTTACATTCGGAGCAAATAAATATGCCGACTTTAATTATAAGAACGGTGCAGGTCTCGATTGGGACCGACCCTACGCGGCCATGGTGCGACACTTGAATGCGTGGAATAGTGGTGAAGACGATGATCCTGAAACAGATAAGTCACACCTATACCATGCCGGTTGTTGTGTAATGATGCTCATAGACTTGGTAGATTCAGGCATAGGCAAAGACACTAGATTTAAAACAGAGGAAACTCCAAACGTATCATGGAAAAGTCAATCACCTGCCCCATATGTAATAAAAAACATGTCCTACATGCAAGCATGTCATTTGATATGTAATAATTGCGGATCACATTTAGACTGTTCGGATAAGGGATCATTTTGGTAATTAGAAAATTTGTTAAAGATTCACAAGACTGGTGGGAATGTGGTATGTGTCATATCAAAACGTTTGGTGATTGGGACGCAGAAGCAAAATTAAATACTGATGATGACACTGATGAAAATTGGCATCAACTTTGTAAAGCATGTACTTTTGAAATTAAGAAAACTTTCATAGAGATGAAGGATGATGACGAATCCGTTTTATCTACCTGATAGTAAAAGCCAAGATTATAATCCTTTCAATGTAGATGGTGTTCATACTAAACGAGTATGGTGTTGGTATTGTAATGGTTCAGGTGGCTATAGGGCTAGGTCACACCCAGAACATAGAGATATGGATCCAAGAATAACAATTAAATTATGTCAACACTGTAAAGGCAGAAGAAGAATTTGGGTAACTCCAAACTCAGAAGCTGATAAAAAAAAGGTAGTGCAGTTATACCAGGTCTAGCTCCAAATAAATCTTACAAGGTAAGACGTCGTTAAAGAGTTATATTAGGTCCAGAATGCTCTTTAATGTGCAAGCCAATGATAATTGTAGATACACGTGAACAAGATGAAGAGCAGGACTACTTTACTCGAAATAATATCGAGTTCGAACGAGAGGCACTTATGTGTGGTGACTATGCAGCAGAGGACGTTGACGGTAATAGAGTTGTTATTGAGCGCAAAGAGATTAAGGATTTTATCCAATCCCTCTTCGAAGGACGACTTGATTCACAGTTGGTTAGACTCTCCCAAGAAAGGCTTCCAATATTATTTATCTCGGGAACACTCAAGGAATATTATGAAGGCAAACCGGATTCTAAGTTTACGAAAGACTCTGTTCTGTCTTCAACAATACCTTCACTGTTTTGATAGTGTCCTGTATAATTTTGTTCTGCTGGTTCACATTCAGCAAATACTATTTGCCAAAGTGTTTGTCCATAAGTTAATTTAATTGTTTTAGAGTGATTGTTCTTCATTGCAAGGGTTAATTGACCTATAAAACCTGGATCTATCCACCCTGGTGACGCTAAAAACAAACCTTTTCTTCCAGTTGATGACTTGTTAACTATTTCACCTGTTAAATAATTTGGGACACCAATAATTTCTACCGTAGAACAAAGAAATGATTCACCAGCTAAAACTTCTATGTAACCATCCTTTTGTAAATTATCATTTTGATGTTGACTAACCATATTAAGAGATTGAAACCCTCCTATAGACAAATCATAACTAGCAGGGCTAAGATTATCTGGTTGATATGGATCTAGTTTTAGAGTACCTTTGTCTAATTCATATTTAATTCTCTTATCATTAAGAATCATCTTGATCACCTAACATTCTTGGGATAATATATTTCTTATCTTCCCCGGGTAAACCATGAAAACATTCACGCCTGTAGTCACACCACATACACAGAGGAGTAATCTTTCTTGGAAAATCTCCAGCTTCTTTTACCTTTTGAACTAAACCTTTGTATGCGTTGTTTACTGCTCTCATAGTAGCAGCAGGAAATCTTTCAACAAAATATATTTTTAATCTTGGATTATATAATATCCAATGATGAACTGGATGATCTAATAATTTCATTTCATTTAATATGATTGCATAGAAAGCACACTCTGCTCTTAAACTTGTTAAGTTTGTTGGTTTCTTAGGATCATATGATCTACCAGTTTTATATTCTACAATAGCATATGATTTTTCTTTAGGAAGATAATCAACTCTATCTATATGACCAGTTCTATCTATATCATCCTTCATTGTAACTTGCCATTCAGTATCTTTAGGAGGAAAGAATTCTAGATATTCTGTTTTATTATAATTCTCTTTGAAAAAGAAATGTCTTTTAGTTTCAACATCACAGAACCAATCAAACCAATTATCCATATCAGTTTTTTCTAATTCATATGTATCACTATAAGAAAATTTCTTTCTAAAATAATCATAAACTTTATCATAATTATCTAATTCATATAACATTTCAAAGTCTACTTGACCATACAATCCATCTACTTCTGCATGAAATATATCTCCTTTAGCAGCAGCTTCATTTTGTCCTGTCTTTTCATTATAATCCCAGTAATCATCAGCGTGTACAAAATATTGAAACCAAAATTTCTTAGGACATTTTTTGTATGTCATGAAAGCTGATTTTCTAATAGGTTTGAACGGTTCGTTCTTTATTGCGTCAACCATTTGTCCAGATCCTGAAGCCCCATTAGCTCCTTGTCCCACGTTGTTTCTATTTCGTGCAATATGGGCCGAAATTTTTTCTTCACGACTTTTTCGAACATTAGAGGATAATCTATCTCCAACCATTCTGGTACTTCCATTCCCTCTTGGATACAAAACGCATCTGTTTTGGGGTGATCACCTATAACTCTTTCGATCCATAGTAGTCTTGGTGATGTATCAGGATCAAAAATATACTTACAATTTACTTCTGCATATCTCATACCTCTATACCAAGGACTAGTTTCTACTTGTTTATGAACAGCTCTTGGGACAGCTATATCATATGGTTTATACGTATGAAATTCATCTCTAGTTTTTCTTAATAAATCCATACCTTTCTTTTGATCATTTTCTTGAACAACATAAGTAAAGAAATCCATCATTAATTTATTTAATACTTTAGATGTATCGGATCTTCTTGTTTCAAAACCTCTAATAAATAATGTATCACAAGCATGACCCTCGTTGATTGTCATATGTCCTACATATTTTTTCTTTACTGGGATCCATTTATTTTTTCTAATCTCACGACGCTTGAATAATAATCGTGTAAAGTATTTTTCGAAAGTAACATCAATAGTGTCTCTGTCGACGCCCCACTCTGAAAGATTTTTGTCAAGGTAGGTTCTAATAACTTGCTGGGCTTTAGAAACATTCTCAGGTGTGGATACTTTAACGAAGACTGAATCTGTATCTCCATACACTGTAGCAAATGAAGATGCTTCAAGTTCTTTGGAGAGTCCATTGATTATGTTCCTCCCAACAGCTGTGATAGCATTTGCACAATCCAAATCAAAAAGTCTGAAAGAGGGGTTTCCAACAACACCGTATACACCATTCATCACCGTTTTAACCGCGACGTCATACTGATGAGCCAATCTGTATTCATTGGATTCTTCACCATATGTCTTAGCTGCTTCTTGTTTTCTTCGTTTGGATTCTGTTCGCACTCTCTTAAAATCAGAACATATCTCAGGAACGATTCCTGAAGTCTCTTTTTTCTCCCTGAAAGAATAAGTGTTTCCACGATCATCTTTGATATGAATGGATCCATTAACATCTTTACACTCTGGACTTACATTAAAACCTATCATTATGGACGGGTATAGACCTGCGGCATCGAAGCAAGCAATTCCTTGTTGCATTCCAGTATCTGGTTCAAGTACCATGCCCCCTTTGAGTTCGGTTTGTTTTGTTGCATTAGTTTTAACATCAGTGTTTTGTCCTGTATTACGAGATGGAAGAATTCTCCCCTTTGCAATCCTAAGCAAGTAATTATCAGTGATCGCTTCTTTCGAAACAGACTTGTCCAATCTAACACCTGAAATAGCACAGATAGCTAAGTAAAGTTCTATAATATTATTCTTTGCAATTATTCCCCATGTAGCTTCAACGTCTTTCTTACAATATTCTATTACTTTATCAGGATTTTCGGACCAATGTTCAGTTATATCTTTAGCAAGATCATCATATTCTATACCTAATTCTGTCTTTGCAACTGTCTTTAAATTATAAGATGATAATTTTCCAGAAGGATTTTTGTATACTTTGTATGCTTTAAGACCATCGAATATAATTCTACCACCTATCTTCATGTTAAACATATCAGGTTTCATAGTGTTACGTGCTGCCATAACATATGCTTTCTTTATTGGAGATAATCTATGTGCAAAAAATCTTTTCATATGTTCCATTCTTGCTATGATATATGAAATGTCGAAGTCAACGTTCCAGCCTGTTAAAATATCTGGATCTTTTTCTTGAATAAAATCTGCAAACTTTTCTAACATTGCTTCTTCGTTTTGATTCTTCATAGAAAATTCATGATATACTTTATCAAATGAATCATAAACAACTATACAAACAATGGGATAGTAAGGTTGTTTCCATGAAGGTATAGTAGGAGCTTCTGTAATTTCTATATCTATTACAAAAGTTCTTAAAGGTATATCATCTGCTTTACACGGTGTAAATTGTTGTGTCTTTCTGTCATATTCAAAACCATCTTTAATTCCTAAATCAATTAGTACCCTAGTAGGCCAAGGTATATCTCCTTCATGTGTTTTATAAAATTTTTTAAATTGATTTAATGTTTTAGGATTTGTAAATTGTATTTTCCAAAGAGGTTTACCGAAAAGAGATTTGTCACCTTCTTTTATATGTAAAATATTAGAAGCAATAGTTGGATCTTCTATCTTAGGATACTCAGATGTGTATAAATAGACAGGCATATTACTTTTCTTAATCATATACCTTTTACCATCTTCTCCTCTAGAAAAAATACAAGCAACCGGTTTATCATAATCCAGTTGTTGTTCACAACAAATTATTCTATATCTCAGAGTGTACCCCTACCGTGATGAATAAATAATGTGCTATCCGAGTCACAGTAGATACAAAATTCTTTGTTTTCATAACAAAGCAAATGACAACTGCAAGTCCGGCAGCCACAGATTTTTTTACTCATAATAAAAAAAATTAGAGTGATCCCCTATATATTACTTTTGAAGTTTAATTTCAAAAATATTCTTTAGAGAGGAATCTATCTCTATGATTGAGTCTTTTAGTTTATCGAAGGTGATATCTTGAACTTGTAGATTGTTCAGAGATTGATATCTGCATTTTTGTATAGTAGCTTGTCGTATGTATGTGAATACACCTTCTTTACCTGGAACTGGTCTAGGTAATTTCTCTAGGTGTATAGACAAATCAACGAAATGATCTACGTCTCTAGAAGCTTTAAAGGTTACATTTCCTTCATAATCTTCTTTTTGTCTCGCTGTTATAATGAAGTGACATGGTAAAGAATTAAATCTATTAACCAGAATTCTGAAGGCTTCGTTAATCTTCGCCCATTCAGTTCCTTTAATATATTCTTCACCGGTCTTCTTCGATACACTTCTTTCTCCAATGTTTCCTAGATAAACTGATAGCCAACTCCAAACATCAGAGCCACTATCTATAATGATAGTTCCGCCTTTGATTTTCTCAAGAGCAAAGCTGGCTGCTTCTATTTTCTTTAGACTAGTTTCTGGATCAGTGTTGAAAGGTGTATCTATAACATTTCCTTTTCTGTCTACTGGTTTTTCTGCAAATGGTGCATTACATTCCATCAATTGCATGTCTTTATCAGGGAAATGATGTCTTAGTTTCTTTACACCAAACTCTGTTGAAATTATATGTAATGGTTCAGGAAATGATAGTGCGAAATATGTTTTACCAGTTTCTGGTTTTCCATAGATCAATACTTTCAGTCCTTCGCCTTCTTCAACTTCGTCTATTGGTTTAAAGAGTGCGTCAACAGTTTCTTCTGTTGTTAATTTACTGCCTGCTACGGTGCTTGTGCCGGAAAGAGCAGCATTTAATTCATCCATACTCATTTTTCGGCAATCAACCCTTTAAAGACAAGGTGTTGGCATAATGCACGTGGTTCAAAATTACCGTCGTCATCTTTTCTAGCTGTGGTCATGTCTTTCTCGCAGATATTGCACCGCATTATAATATAATCCTTTGCTTTGAAAGTACGCAACTGTT